AGCCAGAGACTAAATGGAATTCACAGGCTTCACACCACATACTAAACAAAAGGAAATGATTAACTCTATATTAGAGAGTAAGTCAAAGTTCCATGTAGCCTGTGTAGGTAGACAGTTCGGTAAATCCTTAATGGCAATGAACCTAGTTCTATACTGGGGTATTAACAAGGGACCTGCAAAGATCCTATGGGTTAGTCCGGTATACAGTCAAACAGATAAAGTACAGAAAGAACTGATGGCTGCCATTGGAGATAGTGGCTTAGTAAAATCGTGCAACTACTCATCAAATGAAATAACTTTAAAGAATGGTACGCAGATCTTATTCCGTTCAGCAGAGAGATACGATAACATTAGAGGACTAACATGTGACTACGGAGTAATAGATGAAGCAGCCTTCTGTAAAGATGAAGCATGGCAAGAGGCTATCCGTCCAGTCTTTATGGTCCGCGGCAAGAAAGTACTATTCATCTCCACACCAAAAGGTAAGAACTTCTTCTATGACTTATATCAATTAGGAGTAAGCGAAGACTACCCACAATACTGTAATTACACAGGGACATCATACGACACACCATACATAGATCCAATAGATATTATGGATGCAAAGAAGACACTGCCAGAGAATGTATTCAAACAAGAGTACATGGCAGCCTTCATAGACTCAGGAGGTGAAGTGTTCTCTAACTTAGATAAGAATACATTTACACAATACCCTAGACCACAAGGCAAGATCTTCTGTGGTATTGACTTAGGTAAGCAGGAGGATTATACAGTAGCTACCTTCCAAGACTCAAGAGGTAATGTAGTAGACATCTATAGATCTAATGCACAAGAGTGGACGACGATGGTTAATGAGATACTTATCAGGATCCGTAAGCACAACGCTACCGTAATGGTGGAAGTAAACTCTATTGGTGATGTGATATTCGAAATGATTAAACGACAGTGGCAAGACACACATCCATTTGTTACTACCTCTAAGTCTAAACAGGAGATCATCGAGGGACTCATACTTGATATGAATGACACCGCAATTACTATCCCAGATGTTGGGCTATTCTCATGGCTTTACAACGAGCTCTCTATGTTTACATATAGTTACAATCCTAAGACAAGATCGATTAAGTATGGTCACCCAAGTGGCCAGCACGATGATACGGTGATCTCGCTGGCAATTGCAAATTACAATCGTAAGCAAAACAAAACTATGGGTACCTATGCTGTGATGGGAGGCCGATAAATATAGTAATTCATTTACCGAGTAACTTATATTTAATAGTATATGGGAGTAACAGTTAACATTAACAATAAGAAGTGGGCAGTACCTACAAGGGTAACCATTGAAGAATGGCAAGGCCTTCAACAGTGGGAGTTCACTAACCAGGCTCACTGGCCGTGGATAGTACAATCTATTAGTAACTACACAGCCCAGGAGTTTGATAACGCAGACCCTGATAGTATGCAACTGTTCATTGGCTTTATTATAGCAGCCTCTAATAAGAGAACACTAAAGGTACAGCCAGACTTTAATACACTAAACTTTGGTGAGTTTGTAGACTTAGACTGCTACCTCTCATTAGGTACCGAGAAGAATATACAAGAGATACTTGAAGTATTAGGAGTAGACACACCATGGGCCGACGAAGCCCTAGCAGTAATAGACCAATACATTAAGTGGCGTACAACTATCTATAAGCAATACGCAGAACTGTTTGGCCTTAACAAGGATGGCGGACTACCTAATGATGATGAGGCTATGTATGACCCTAAAGAAGTGTCAAGAGGTTGGTACCAAGTAATATGTGAACTAACAAACTGGGATGTACTAAAGATGGACGCAATCACAGAGGAGCCGCTACACAAGATACTAACATACTTACAGATCAAAAAGGAGAAAGAGACTAAAGAGGCACAAGAGGCCCGTAAAATTACAAATAAGAAATTATGACATATAAAGAAATCATAAACAGATTTAGATCAATCACTGATAACCACCTAATGCTACAAGACTTTGGGTATGGAGATCTTAGTGACCTGAAGTATGTGAGTCAATTAGGTACTGAGGAGGAGCGAGTAAGCTACCCTTACCTGTATCTGTTACCATCAAGTAGTAATAGAGCCGGACCTGTAATGAACTACTCATTCAATATGATAGTGATGGACATGGCAAGACCAGAGGATGGGGCTGACACTGACAAGTACGATAACTACGTGACGATCCAATCACAGTGCCAACAGTACATCGATGACGTGTTAGCAAGACTCTACTACTTCTACAAGGACCAACCTGAGATTACCTTAACTGGTATCACATACACTCCATTCAAAGAGAAGTACCAAGATGTAGTAGCGGGCATGACAGCAACTATAACAATACAAGTACCAACACCACTTAATGAATGTGTTGCACCGTACGGTCCTATGCCAGGTGAAATATTCGTACAATACAACATAGTACCAGACGCTGACTTTACAACAGGAGGCTTTCCTCCATTTGCTACAAAGGTTATAGACTCATTAGAGACTACTAGTATAAGACCTATAGATTTTACAATTCCAGGACAAGTAGCGTTTAACCCTAATAGAAACTCCGCCAACGTTGGTCAAGGGTATTTCTATAATACATTATACACAGACTTAAAGGCAGAAGTAGAATTTAGCATGACAATAGAGTGTACACAAGACTTTCCAGCAGCATTTGATTTTAGTACAGTAACTCTAAGTTTTTACGATGGCTCATTTGCAAACACTACTGTTTGGCCTACAATAACTGCAGTAACAGGCATGCCACCATCAGTACCTCAAGGTCCTTTAGCCGGCGATCAATTTACTATTACTACCACAGCACCATTTGTAATACCGGTTAATCAACATACAAATACTAATAGTGCAGTAGGTGGTCCTGTAATTACAGTTAACAACACATGGACTCCTGGTATTAACTTGTACTTTAAAGGTATTAGTGGACAAATAACATATAAAGCAATATGACAGTAGATGAACTAGTAGCAGACTTAGGGATGCTTGGCCAAGAACTCTCAGACCCTCAGTCCTTATTGACTGAGATAGCAGAGCCTATTGTAGCTGAGATGAAACGTAGAGCACCGGTAGACACTGGCGCCTTGCGTAACTCTATTGGCTATGAGATCAATGGGACCGAGCTTAGCTTTGACATGTTATACTATGGTATGTTTCAGAACTACGGTGTAAAGGGTACCGATGACGACAGAGGCTTACCAGTTCCATTTGGCTTACTGCCACCTAGAGTCGGTGATCGCTATTCATTTACTAAGAGAAGGTTCGGGCTAAGACCACAGACCTTCTTTAACTATGATACAATAACAAATACAATAACAGACGGTATAGCAGACTTTACCGCAGACTTCTAAAACTATGGCAATAACAACATCACAAACCCCGTACAGACCATTTGATATGGCCTATGGTGCAAATACTATTACACTTAATGGTATTACACCTTCACAACAAAAGTATGCCTTACAGGTCACTGTAGTGGGTCAGACGACACCGATCGCAGATATTAGACAATCGCCTAATAGATATGCAGTAGCTATCTTTGATATACAGAATATCTTACAGACACAGGTACAACCTACTATTAATAATGTAGATGGACTACACTATGTCTCTAGTGGATTTGCAGCACAGAATACAAGAATGCAGATAGCCAACGGAGAACTAGTACAATACCAGATTGCATATACCACAGAGACTAACGGGCAATTAGATGCACCGTTTGAAGTGTCACCTATTATTTACACAACACTCGGAGGTAGTAAAGAGTATTGGCAAGTACCCTATGATGAAGGCGCAGAGTTTATACCTATTGTAGATGCTGATGCAAGTGGATGTACCGATATTAACTATTGGGCTAGACCACTCTCAGATAACACATGGACTATCTCTGATCAAGATACAGGAGATGACTTCCTTACGGCCAACGGAGGTTACTCTTCACCAGGTGGTATTGATGTTCACAATGTTTATAGTGATGATCAGTGCACCAAATCCTTTTGGCAGACCCCATTTAGAATCTCATCACCCTATGCACCTAACACAGCGGTACAGGGCATCGAGGGGTTTTGGATACTGCAATGTAATGCTGCAGGTAATATACAGGGTACTAACTTCTTGCCTAATACTCAATCGAGTGGAGGTGGACCTAATATATCATTAGGACAGGGACTCATACCATCTGGTAACTTTAATGTAATCACACTTGCAACAGGACCTGCTAACTTTCCACTAGGTAATCTAATGTCAACGACTACTCACTATTATATAGTGCCAGTCTTATACTCACCTAGTTCATGTTCTCCAGATCCACAAGCACAGGCTAATGTGATGAATGAGTCAGCATGGAGAACACAGAGGTATAACATCTTAGAGAAGCCATGTAATGATTATCCACATGTACAGTTTGCCTGGTTAAACTCAGAGGGATTCAGAGATCAATTCACCTTTACTAAGAGAAATGAGAAGAAGATAAATACTAAGAAGAATAACTTTCTTAAAGAAGCGGCCGATTACAATGACACTAGATATATTGTTGATAAGCAATCAAGAGGGTTCACAACCTACTCACAGACTATTAAAGAAGACTGGACTGCTACATCAGGGTATATGAATGACGAGGAAGCGGCTAACCTAGAGTATATGTTTAGATCGCCACAAGTTAATGTAAGGTTCTCTACCGGTGAATACGCAAACCAGTGGTTACCTATTAATCTTATTAGTAGTTCATACACTGAGAAGACTTATAGAAAAGACAGGTTATTCCAATATACAGTTAACTATAAGTTAGCTAACAATATCAAATCACAAAGAGGATAAGACATGATACAACTTAAGGTTTACAAAACAAAAGGAGATAGTAGTACAGCTCTCTTCTTAGATCTATATGACACTGAGCCAATTAAGTTGACTCTGTCTATTGAAGACATTACACAGGCTGATGCTACTTCAGTATTCTCTAAGACATTTAGAGTTCCTGCTACTAGACATAACAACGACTTCTTTGAGAATGCGTATGAGGTAGACGGAATTGATTTTGATGTAACCCTAAAGAACTATGCAGAGATCTTAGTAGATGGAGCAGAGTTTAGAGAGGGACACATTAGACTACAGAAGATCTTTAGGAATCAAGACCTAGATCGTATAGATTACGAACTCTTATTCTTAGGTGAGACCAGAGACTTTAGTAGTACGATTGCTGAGAAGACTCTATGTCAATTAACAATGACAGACTTTAGTTGGGTTGGCCTACCACAGAATTACACTAACGCCGCTGATTTTACAGGACCATTTACATATACTGATATAACACAGAGTTGGCTAGCATTTCCTGAAACTGCATCTATAACTGCAGGTTATGCCGATGGCGATATCATCATGCCACTTATAGATCATGGTAATACTTATGATGATGGAGATCCTGATCAGGGTACAATAGCCTTAGGTGGAGCAGGTAATGGTATTAGATCATTTACACACACAGCTAACTCGCTGACTCCAACAAGAATGAAGCCAATGTTTAGAGCTAAGAGAGTCTTAGATCAAATCTTTGAAGATGTTGGTTATACTTATTCATCTACATTCTTAAACTCTGATAAGTTCCACCAAATGTACATTAGTGCCTTTGGTAACAACGAACAGATTGGTATGGAGATCGATCAAGTAACTGGAACTAACTTTGAGTCTAACAACCCTACTAATGGTGAGAATGATGTTAATGCATTTATGTATAACGATAATGTTATTACTAATATAGCAGGTAACTTTACAGTAGGTGCTTCTAATGTTAGTTCAGGTGGTAATGGTAGTTACTTTACATGTCCTGGTCCTTCAACTCTAGGAGGTAACTTTTATGTCATGCAATGTAGTGCAGAACTTAACGCAGAAGTAGAGAATTCAAATGGACCTAATACTACCGTACCTGCCTTTCTAAGACTAGTTGTTGTTAATACACCAGGTGGAACTATTCAAAGAACTCTAGCAACTGGTAATAATGCAGGTGGTGGAAGCACTTCAACAATTAACTTTGATTCACGTAACATACCTGCTGGGGATCAGCTACAAACAGGAGAGATTATTCAAGTTTACTTAGATACGTCAAGTGCTTTCGTAGATTATTCATACGCTGATAATACTTATTGGGATTGTACCGCAGCACCTGGTGATTACTATGCGCCTCTAGATTTAGATTGTGAACATAAACAAATAGACTACGTTAAAGACATCCTTACTATGTTTAGGTTAGTAATGCAACCTGATAACAAGAGACCTAATAACTTTATTATAGAACCATGGCAAGAGTT